AGGTCTCATCCTGCCACCGCCACGCCGCCGGCGGCGGTGTTGTCGCGGATCTCCTTGAGGATGTTCGTCTGCCCCTGGGCCTCGGCGAGCTGTTGTTTCTGCAGCTCGGGCCCGCCGGCCAGGGCGGGGCCCAGCTGCGCCGCGACCGACGCGTTGACGGCCCGGCTCGAGCCCTCGCGTTCGCCGACGCGTCCGAGCGCGAGGTCGCGGAAGCGTTCGAGCCGCCCGACGGCGGCGTCGCGGGTGGACTGGTCGAGCCGCTCGTCGCGCTGCACGTCGCGGATCTGCCGGGCGAAGTCGAGCTCGATGCGCCGCCGCTGGGCCTCCTCGTCGGCGCCGCGGGCGGCGAGCTCGTCGATCTCGAGCCGCTCGAGCCGCTCGTCGAGGCTCTCCCTGGCGTCGCGCCGGGCCTGGATCTCGCGCTGCCGCTCGGCCTCGCGGGCCCGCTCGATCGCGTCGCGCTGCGCGTCGTAGCGGGCGTTGACCTCGCCGAGCCGGGCCGCGAGCATCTCGGCGGCCTGGACGCGGTCGTACTCGGCGTCGGCGATCTCGCGCTGGACGGCCAGCGTCTCCTGGTGCCGGCGGATCTCGTTGGCCTCGAGCTCGAAGCCCGCCCGCTCGGCGCCCGTCGCGCCCGCGGCCGACCCCTGGGCGCGGGCCAGGCGGAGGCCCAGCGCCGCGTCGTCGGCGGCCCGGCCGAACGAGCGCGACCGCGCGTCGCGCTCGGCCGCGACGCGGGCGTCGTCGTCGGCGAGCGTGCCCGCGGCGTTGTTCCGGGCCATCTCGCGCAGCTCGGCGACCTGCTCGTTGGTCAGCCCGGCCTCCTGCTGGGCGCGGTTGATGGACTTGAGCGTCTCCTCGAGCGAGGCGGCGACGCGGGCCTCGAGGGCGGCACGCTTGGCGGCGTCCGAGTCGCCCGGGGCCTCGATGGTGAGCCGGCGGCGGATGGACCGGAACGAGTCGCCGGCGGACTGCTGCCGGTCGAGCTCGCGCTGCGCGGCCTCCTGGCGTTGCAGGTTCTTGAGCGACTCGGGCCCGCCGCCGCCGAACCCGTCGAACAGGAGCGACCGGCCCGCGTTGCCCAGGAAGTCGGTGGCGGCGTCGCGGGCCTCGCGGAACCCGGCGATGAACCGGCCCTGCTGCTCGACGGGGAAGAGGCGGTTGAGGTCCTCGCCGATGTCGGCCAGCAGCCCGCGCCCCTCGGCGCGGGCGCGCTCGAGCCCGCGGGCGATCTCGTCGGACCGCTCGGCCGCGGCGGCGTAGGCGTTGGCGATCAGGGCCGACCCGGCGGCGATGCCCACGGCCGCGACCTGCGCCCCCCGCCCGACCTTGCGGAAGTTGTCGGCGCGCCGGCGGGCGGTCTCGTCGGCGGCGCGCCGGCGGTCGGCCTCGTGCCGCTCGTTGTCGCGCCGCATGCGCTCGAGCGACCGGCCCGCCTCGCGCTCGGCGCGGCCGAGCTCGCGGACGAACTCGCGGTCGTCGAGCCCCAGCCGGACCTGCAGCTCCGGCCCGGCCACCTCAGGCGGCCCTCACGAGCGTCGAGGGCTTGAGCCCCTCGACGTACTTCTTGCTCACCCGCTGCAGCCCGAGCACCCGCGTCGCCTGGATCGCGGCGGTCACGGGGTGCCCGAGGTTCGGGTTCCGGTTCACGAGCACCGCGTGCGGCTCCATGTTCGTCAGGATCGTCACCGCGCCGTGCGGCCCGGTGACCACCTCGCCGCGCCCGCCCACGGGCTCGGCGCGGACGGTCGAGAGCGAGCGGCTCTGCCGCCGGTTCGCGTACGCCTCGCGGTCGAAGAAGATGATCGACTCGGACCCGTACGCGCGGCCCAGCTCGCGGATCGCCCGCGTGACGTTCTTCTCCGCCTTCTTGAGCCGGCGGACGATCTTGCGGTAGTACGGCTCCCCCGTGCGGTGGGAGCTGATGTAGTGGTTCTGCCAGGTCTGCCACGTGTCGCGGACCTTCACGTACCCCTCGAGCTGTTTTTCGAGCTTCTCGACGTACGCCTCGTGCCGCGCGCTGCGCTGGTAGGGCAGCAGGGGCCGGTCGGTCACGCCCGCCTTGCGGCCCGCGTCGATGAACCCGTTGGCGTACCGGTTGGTGTCCTTGGGCGAGACGTCGGTGTGCGCCTCGACGAACGCCCCGGCCAGGGCCGAGCCCGCGTCGGCCGCCGCCGTCTCCCGCGCCCGCACCGCCACCTCGACCGCCCGCCGCATCCCCTCCGTGCTGACCTGGATCGTGGGCATGGGCGAGTCCTGAGGCTTGAGGGGTGAGGCTTGAGGGGGGGAGCCGTGAGCAGTGAGCCGTGAGCCGTGAGGCACTCAAGCCTCAGGCCTCAGGCCTCACCCCTCACACCATCGCCGCCGCGAGCTCGCGCGCCCGCTCGGCGTCGCGCATCCGGCAGTAGGCGTACAGCTCGGCGAGCGCCGCGGGGTCCATCGCCTCGGGCGGGCCGGCGGCGGGGAAGGCCTCGGCGACGCGCAGCTGCACGTACCGCAGCGTCACGTCGTACGCGTCGGGCGGGGTGAGCGCGTGGCTCAGCCCGCGCCGCTCGATGCGTCTTTCGGCGGTTTCGGCCCGGCGGGGGTGCCAGAGCCGCCCTTTCCCGACGCCGCCAGCGCCGCGGAGAAGCCGTCGGACCCGAACAGCGCCTCGGAGGCCGTGTAGACCCACTCGTCGCTGATGTCCTCGGCCAGGTCGGCGATGGTGTCGCGGGCCCAGGCGGTGCGGCCGTCGTCGGCGCGGCGGCGCTGGTCGTCGGTGCCCTGGTGCAGGTGGTCGCGCGACCACTCCTTGCCCGAGGCGGTGCGGTACCCGAGGCAGGCCATCACCTGCAGCAGCCGCTGCTCGCCGTTCCAGGCCGACCGCGCGGCGCGGTACCCGGCGTCGAGCTCGTTGGGCACCCGCGCCCCGCCCAGCCGCTCGGGGTCGGGCGCCAGCGGCGGCACCGGCCCGGGGTGGGCGCGCTGCAGCCCCGAGCGGTCGGCCGGCGTGAGCGCGCGCATGGACCCCGGCTTGCCGTCGGGCAGCACGACGGGGATCTCGGAGGTCGCGACGAGGCTGTCTTTCTCGATCATGGTCGGTGGTCCTTGGGGGGAGGAGGCTTGAGGGGCGAGCAGTCAGCACTGAGCAGTCAGCAGTGAGTGATCAGCAGTGAGGGATGAGGCCTGACTGCTGACTGCTCACTGCTCAAGCCCCACCCCTCGATTCAGCTGTTGTCGTACGCCGCGACGGTGGGCTTCTTGGTGCATTCGAGGCGCATCTTCAGCACACCGCCGCCGTTCTGATGCTCGAACTCCACGTCCCCGACGACGTACATGTTGGCGTATGTCTTCCGTACGCCGGTGTCGGCGCCGCGGTACGTCGGGAACTCGAGGATGAACGTCTCGAAGACGGGCACGTACCCGTCGCTGGTGTCGTCGCGGGTGAGCACGGACTCGAGCTCGGTCGCCGTGGCGCTGCTGTGGTACTGGATGTCGAGCTCGACGGCGCTCGTCTGCTGCGCGCCCTGGCGGGGCTTGGTCGGATACACGCCCCGGTCGCTGTCGTTCCCCGGGGGCACGACCGCGCGCTTGCCGACCCGTTCGCGGATGGAGCCGTCGACGGTGTTGAGAATGAAGTACGTGTCCGCGCCCACGTCCGACGCCGTGAACTTGATCACGACCCCATCGACGTCCGCGTCGGTGCGCTTGTTCGTGGTGTTGATATTGACGTCGGCCATGCGGTGGTCCTCGCGATGGGTGAGGCTTGAGGGGTGAGGCCTGAGGGGTGAGGCTTGAGGGGCGAGGGGCGAGGCTTGAGGCACTCAGGACTCAGGTCTCAAGCCTCATCCCTCCGGCCTCAGGCCGCCGGCGGGCGGCGACTCAGGCCGGACTCGTGATCGAGCTGCCGGCGGTGCGGGTGACGGTGCCCGAGTAGGCGACGCTGCTGACGCGTGTCGACGGCGCCTCGCCGGGGGCGGTCTCGTCGTTGGGCACGGCGGCATCGAGCGTCACGACGTGGTCGTCGTCGGTCGCGACGGCCCCGTCGAGGATCCGGCTGACGAGGTTCGCGTCGGCGGTGTGCTGGGCCGCGGCGCCGCCGCGCACGCTCACCGAGACCACGCCGGTGAACCGCAGCTCGCGGTGCTCGCCGTCGCCGTGGCGGCGGGCGGCGGGCGCGACGAAGCGCGGCTCGTGGGCGCGCACCCACCGGCCCTCGCCGGCGGGCACGGGCTCGTTCGGGAAGAGGAACGCCGGGCCCGACCCGAGCCCGTCGATGAGCAGATCGAAGATCATGCCCTTGACGCCGACCACATCGACGTGGATCCCGGGCACGGCCCTACGCCTCCGTCTCGAGGTCCACGTCGTACATCCGCCCGCCCAGGCTCGTCGTGATCGACGCGACCTTCCAGACGTCGGCGCCGACGGTCACGGTCGATTCGAGCGTGAAGGCGTGCGCGGTGTCGTTGTCGGCCACGGGGAAGCTGACCGACCGCCGCCGCACGCGCCGCGACGCGTCGCCCGCGTCGAGCCGCCCGTCGCGCTCGGCCCGGTCGATGAGCGTGGTGGTGAAGGTTGCCGTCGCGCGCTCGTTGCGGGTGCGCTTGGCCGCGTTGAGCACGCCCGTGAGCTCGAAGGCCATCACCGTCACGGTCGCCGCCTGGTCCCCCAGGTGCGCCCCGCAGTCCGCGCCCAGCGCGTCGAGTTCGTCGGCGAAGGTCATGGCTGTGTCGCCGCCTGCAGGCGGCTTGAGGCCTGAGTCTTGAGTCCTGAGGCCTGAGTCCTGAGTCTCTCAAGCCTCAAGCCTCAGGACTCAAGCCTCCCCCTCACGTATACGCCCGCCCGACCACGGTCCCCGTGTACGTCGCATCGACGAACTCGAAGACGATCGCGTCGGCGGCGCAGCACTCGGGCACGCAGAAGCGGCGGTGCAGCGACGAGGCCCCGAACCCGCGGCTCGAGGGCAGGGCCCCGAGGAAGTCGTCGGTGATCAGGTCGCTCACGCCGTTGGTGTCGAGCGTCCAGCTCACGGCCTTGGCCCAGAGGAAGGTGTCGGGCAGCACGACGCCGTCGCACGCGGTCGCGCCGGCGGTGATGGTGCCCGAGCCCAGCGCGATCAGCTCGCACTTGCCCTTCTCGGCCGTCGCGCCCGGCCCGGCGGCGGGGTTGAAGCGCAGCCAGGCGTAGAAGTCCACGGTGTTGCCCTCGGAGGCCCCGCCCACGGCGAAGCGCCCGTCGAACGAGCGGAACCGCGCCCCGGGCCGCCCGAGCGGGAAGCTCAGCGCGTCGAGGGCCGCGTTGACGGTGTTGTACCCGACGGCGAGGTCCGACGCGCTCTTGCGGAGCCCGGCGGTGCTGAGCGGGCGGAGGACGTCGGTCGAGAGGATGCTCATGGTCGGGTTCCCTGCTGGCGGGCGCGGTCCTGCTCGCGCCGAACGGCCTCGACGTCGGCGCGGAGCGCCCCGAACTGGATCGCCAGATCGACGATCGTCTCGTTGAGCCCGCGGAAAGTCTCGGCGAGGGCGTTGAGCGACTCGTCCTGCCGCTCGACGAGGGCCTCGGCCCAGGCCTTGATCGCATCGACGTCGGCGGGGGTGACGCGGTCGCCCTGGAGCCTGAACTCGTTGTTCGCGCGGATGTCCGAGCGGTAGGTCGCCCACTCGCGCTCGAAGCCCTTGAAGCTGACCCACGCGCCGAAGCCGCCGATGGTGGCCGCCAGCAGCAGGCCCGCGAGCACGACGACGCCGATCTTGACCAGCGGCGAGGGCAGCACGACAAACTGCCGCCGGCCGTCGTCGTCCCGGCGCGATTCGCACGTCGCGATCGAGCCGTCGGCCACGTCAGGCGCCCTTCTCGGCGAGCAGGCGCTCGATGCCGGCGAGCACGTCCCCGGGGCTCGCCTCGGGCTCGCGCATCGCGTCGGCGGCGGTCGCCGCGGCGGTGACGGCCTTGATCGACGCGCGGCCGCGGGCGTACTCGACGTCCGCCCAGGTCTTCAGCGCCAGCGCCCCCAGCGCGAAGGCGAACGCGCCGACGACCATCGCGACGGCGACGGGCACGGGCAGCGCGTCGAGCGCCACGCCCGAGAGCCCGCCGATGCCGGTGATCGCGGCCAGCGCCCCGCCGAGGTTGGCGGCGCGGCCGGCCGAGGCGGTGCGTTCGTGCTCGCTGGTCTCCACGCCGTACCCCGTCGCCCACTCGACCTCGTCAATCCGCAAGGTCCACCCCCGGGCTCAGCAGGCCGCCGGCGAGCCCGAGGGCCTCGCGCAGCGCGTCGGTGAACGAGGCGGCGACCCGCTCGTCGCGCTCCAGCGCCCGCACGAACGCCTCCTGCTGGGCCGGCGCGAGCGTGGCCAGGGCCGAGGCCCAGACGCCCACCTGCGCCGTCGAGGCCTCGACGACCGTCGTGACCTCGTTGTTCACGCCCTCGAGCGTGAGCGTCCGGATCGGCACGACCAGCTCGCCGTCGGGCGGCGTGCCGACGGGCTCGCCGAACTCGATCACGGCGCGGTCGGCGCCGAAGTTGCCCGGGTTGCGCAGGCTCACGCCCTCGCGGCCCAGGCTCATCATCGCGCTGAGCCCCGTCGATTGGTAGTCGATGAGCCCCCGGTCGATCTGCCCGCTGTCGGCCTGCACCGACTGCGACTGCATCGACCCGTCGGGGTAGACCTGCACGTTCTGACCCGCGGTCGTCCGCGCGGCCATCGCGCCCGCGTCGAGCACCACCTGCCCGGGCGTCTGGGCCCGCTCGGTGGCGCACCCCGCCAGGGCGAGCAGCCCCACGAGCGGCCCCACGAGCGTCACCAGCAGCGCGAGCGCCGGGAGGGTGAGCCGGTTCATTCGTCACCCCCTTCGAGCTCCGCGCGGAGCCGCTCGTAGGCCTCGAGCTTCTCGTCGTCGCTGAGCGCGGCGAGCGGGTCGGCCGGCTCGGCCGGCCCGGCCGGCGGCTCGGGCCGCACGACCGAGGCCTTGCCGCTGAAGATCAGGTGCCCGAAGGTCGAGGGCGAGAACATCATGCCGTCGAGCACGTGCCCGATCACGGTCCCCGCCGGGTGCATCTCGTGCCCGTGGCGGAACTCGTGGTCGAGGCGGACGGGCAGCAGCGCGCCGCCCTCGGCCCCGATCTCGAGCTCGGCCAGGGCGCCCTCGGCCGCCTCGTTCTGCCGCGCCAGCGTCTCGATCTGGGCGTTCAGCGCGGCGTTCTCGTCGCGCAGCGCGTCGGCCGCGGCGCTGAGCCTGGCGAAGCGTTCGCGGGCGACGTCGTCGCCGCCCGCCTCGAGCTCGTCGGCCCGCGCGTTGGCGGCGCCCAGCTGCGCCTGCAGCTCGGCGACCTGGTCTTGCAGGTCCTTCTTGGTCGGTTCGGCCATGGTGGTCCTTCGTGGTTACTCGGTGCGCAGGGCCCCGCGGTCGATCAGGGCCCAGAGCGTGCCGACCGCGTCGCGCACGGCGCGGAGGTTCTCGTTGTGCCAGGCGGTCAGGGCGAACGACCGACCCCACGCCCGCCGGGCGTCGTCCAGCGCCGCCATCGCCCCGCGGGCGGGGCAGGCGCGCTCCGGCGTCGGATCGATCGGGTGGATCACGTGACGAGGTTGCCCAAGAGGAACCCCGCCTCGACGTGGAAGACGTTCGGGTCGGCGTGGTCCTCGGCGTAGACGATCTCGGAGTTGCTCTGCTCCTCGGCGTACGTCTTGACCATCATGCCCCCGATGTCGCTCTGCACGAACGTGCGGCCGAGCTGCGGGCCGCCCGCCTGGATCGGGCCGGTGCCCACCGCCGCGAGCATGCAATACTCGGGGCTCCAGACGTTTTCCATGCTCAGCGCCGCGCCCGAGCCGCCCGTGTTCTGCTGGCTGTCGGCGACGATGACCTGGTCCACCTTCACGAGCTGGCGGAGGAACTCGGGGCTGATCTCGATGCTCTTCACCTCGCCCGCGACGTACTTGATCCGGTTGAGGATCTCGGCGCAGAAGCCCAGGTCGTCGATCGTGTCCTGCGTGATGATCAGGGCGAGCCCGCTCTTGATCCCGCGCGACCGCAGCTTCTGCTTGGCGAAGGCGATGTTCGCCAGCGGCGTCGCGTTGGCCGCGTCGTCCCACTCGTGGGTGACGTCCAGCCCGAGCACGCCGTCGTCGGGCCAGGTGGTCCGGTTGAACAGCAGCGAGGCCGTGGTGTACTCGAGGTCCAGGTCCACGGTCGAGCCGGCGATCTTCGCCGCCTCGTCCTCGGCGTCGAACCACTGCCGCCACGTCATCTTGTCCGTGCGGTCGCACGGGACCTCGAAGCTGTACTCCTTGAGGTCGTACGTGATCTGCTCGGGCGTCCAGTTGGCCCGGGCGCGCGGGGTGTTGGGCCGGCGGATCGTGTTCTCCCGCTTGGTCGCCTGCTCGGCGGGGATGCGGCCGAGCCTGCCCGATCGCTCGGGCACGGCGTACTCGGGCAGGACCAGGCGGGCGATATGCCGCTGGTCCTCCTCGCGGAACTCCTGGTACGACCCCGTGAGGTCGTCGCGTGGCATGACGGCGTCGCTGGCGGTGGGCATCGGTGGTCCTCGTGGGCGCACGAAGACCCCCGCGCCTCGGCGCGGCGGTCACGGCGCGGGGTCGGGGTTGGGGGGGGAAAGGCCTGAGGCCTGAGGGGTGAGACTTGAGGGGAGGGCGTGAGCGGTGAGTGGTGAGCGGTGAGCAGTGGGCAGTCAGCAGTGAGCAGTGAGCAGTGAGCGGTGAGCAGTCAGGCGTGAGCACTCAGGCCTCAGGACTCAGAACTCAGGCCTCGCCCGCGGGCAAGCCCGCCGTCGCCGCGGGGCCTTGGCCCCGCGACCGCGACGGCGCATCGCTCCGGCCCGGAGGGGCCGGACTCAGATCAGATCGGCTCAACGGCGACGAACGTGCCGGCGGCGCCGGCCTCGAGGAACGTGCCGACCTGCTGCGAGCCCGTCCCCGAGATCTTGCCCGAGGCGGTGGCGTAGGCGGCGGCGCCGATCGTGGACGCGGCGGTCGAGAGCAGCCCGGGGAACTGGTCGGGGCCCTTGATGCGCCGCACGCGGGCGTAGCCGTCGGCGGCGACGTCGCCGTCCATCACGACGTACGTGCCCGGCTCGTCGTGGGCGACCTTGACGAGCTTCTTGGACGAGTTGAGCTTGCAGCGTTCGCCGTAGGTCAGCGCGACGCCCGCCTGCAGCGTGCGGTCGGCGCCCTCGACGAGCTGGGGGTGGCGTGCGGGGGGGGTCATGGCGTGGTCCTTGTCTGAGTCGCCGCCCTTCGGCGACGGGGGATGCGCCGCCGGGGTCGCCGGTCACGGACCGGCCCCGGCGGCGTTGGGGGTGGGGGGAGACCTGAGTCCTGAGACCTGAGTCCTGGGGGGGAGACCTGAGTCCTGAGACCTGAGTCCTGAGGGGTGAGCAATCAGCCGTGAGCAATCAGCCGTGAGCACTCAGCCGTGAGCACTCAGGCCTCAAGCCTCACTGCTCACTGCTCACTGCTCACTGCCGAGTCCTGAGTCCTGAGGGGTGAGTCCTGAGGGGGAGGCTTGAGTCCTGAGTGCTGAGTGCTCACGGCTGAGTGCCGCCCCCTCAAGCCTCAAGCCTCAGGCCTCAGGACTCTTAACCCGCCTCCTGCAGGTCCGCCGGGGCGAAGGCGGCGCGGCGGAGGTCGGGGTGCGCGTCGCGGGCCTTGAGGCAGGCCTGCGGGTAGGTGAGCTTCTCGGTCTGCTGGTAGTGCGCGACGGCGGACTTGAAGTCGGGGAACTCCCCGCCCCCGGCCGCGGGGCTGGCCGAGACGGGCGTCTGCCCGCCCCCGGCGGCGCGGTCGAGCTCACGCCGGCGGGTCTCGGTGCCGTCGTGCTCGCGCTGGGCGGCCATGCACGAGCTGAGCAGCTTGGCGCCGGCCCAGTTGTGCTCGACGGCGTCGAGGACGATCGACTTCGCCGCGGCCTCGGGGATCTCGAAATCCGAGACGACCGACCGGGCCTGGGCGATGGTCATCCGCGCCGTCGGCTCCTCGTCCTTGTCGGGCGTCGTCGTCTCGGCCGCGGGGGTCTCCTCGTCGTCGTCGGCCGTGCCGACCTCGGCGGTGAGCTGGGCGAGGGCTTCCTTCTTCTCGTCGTCGGTCATCGCGCTGAGGGGCTTGTCTTCGAGCGCGGTCTCGGCCTTGGGGGCGGGGGTCGTGGGGGTCGTGTTGCCGGGCGAAACGCGGGTGGGGGCGGCGGTCATGTCGGTCTCCGTGTGGGCGCCGAGGATCTCGGCGTACCAGTCGTGCGCGCCGACGACGCGGTCGGCCAGGCCGATCTCGACGGCGCGCGGGGCGGTGAACATCCGGCCGTTCCAGCCGGCGATGGTGTCGGGGTTGACGCCGCGGCCCTCGGCGACCGAGGCGCGGAAGGCGGCGCCCTCGGCGAAGATGAGCTCGCGGTAGTTGTCAACGATCTCGTCGGTGATGGGCAGCCCGTACCCGCCCGCCTTGAGCTGGGCGTCGGTGACGGCGACGACCTTGTACCCGTGCTTGGCGGCGGCCTCGGACGAGTCCTCGAGCGTGACGATCGAGCCGATGCCGCCCATCCAGCTCTCGGGCGTGATCGCGACGCCGCCGCAGCGGGAGGCGACCCACGTCGCCATCGAGCCGCACATCCCGTGCACGAGCGCGGTGGTCGGCTTGGACTCGGCGCACCGGTCCACGGCGGCGATGAGCTCGTCGCGCCCGAAGACGTCGCCCCCGGGCGAGTGGATATCGACGACGACCTCCTCGATGGTCGGGTCGTTCGCGGCCGCGTCGAACGCGCGGACCAGGGCGGTCGAGGAGCACCCGCCCAGGTACCAGCTCCACACGCTGGCGGCGAAGAAGATCGGCCCGTCGAGGCGGACGATCGCGGCGCGGCCCGCGCGGAGGAAGGGCTCGCAGGCGGCCTCGGCGGCGCGGGCGTAGGGCTCGAGGATCGAGCAGACCGGCCGGGGCCCGCGGTGCGAGGGCTTGCCGGCGTTCATGGCCAGCCGCAGCTCGTCGGCCAGCTCGGGCGCCGCGAACATCGGGGCGCGGAACGTCTGCCGGCTCAGGCCGTCGGGGGTGATGGTGGGGTCGGGCATGTGGCGGTCGTCGTGGGGGTGGCGGTCGTCGTGGGGGTGGGGGTCAGGCGTTGGCGAAGCGGCGGCCGTTGAGCTCGTCGGCGGTCTCGCCGTCCTGCTCGGGGTCGTGCTCGGGGTCTTCGACGGTCCGCGACTCGGTCGGCTGGGTCGGCTTCTTGCCGATCTCGAGGCCGAGCTCGCGTTCCTCGGCGAGCTCGGCGGTGCGTTCGGTGAGGTACCGGTCGCGCGGGCCCTGCCCCACGGCGTCGAGGGCGGCGCCGTGGGTGATCAGCCCGCCGGCGAGCATCTTGAGGTGCGCCTCGACCTCGGCGTCGAGGTCCATCGAGGGCATCGGGGCGAAGCGCCAGCGGTGGCGCATGTAGGCCCGCGAGCGGTCGCGGGCGTGCGGGTCGGGGTCGGCGATGCGGCCGTGGGCGATCTCCTGGTGCAGCCACCACTCGTAGACGGGGCTCATCAGCCGGTCGCGCAGCCGCGCCCGCTGCCGCTTGACGGTCCGGTGCGCGATCGAGACGGCCGCCTTGGACGCGCTGAAGTTCCGGATGAACCGGAACATCGCGATCTCGAGGGGCAGCCCGACCGAGGCGCAGATGATGTGCAGCTCGGTCCAGAGGTAGAGGTCGAACTGCGTCGTCGGGAACTCGGGCTTGATCTGGGTGACGCGCTCGTTCGGGCGGCCCTCGAGGATCGCCGCCGCCTGGTACTGGCCCCGGTCCTGGGCCTGGCTCACGTCCGCCGCCCCGCCCGCGTTGACCATCGCCCGGGCGAACTTCTGCCCGATCGACCCGTCGGGGTCCTCGCGGGCGAAGAAGAGCCCGATGAGCGTCGCGAGCTCGTAGGCCGCGAGCGTGGAGCGCCGGGCGATGAGCAGCTCTTCGAGGCGCTCGAGCACGCGCGTGAGCCGGGGCTCGGCGCGGTAGAGCCCCGCCTGGGGCATGTAGCAGTCGTTGACGAGCCAGGCGTGGCCCGCGGGCACGAAGGTGGTGGCGGTCTCGAGGTGCGTCTTCGAGCGGCCCCACTCGGCGACGTGGTAGCCGAGCACGCCGCCGAGCTCGTCGGTCTGCACGCCCGCGTGGTGGGTCTTGTCGTCGCGGGTGCCGCGGGGGTTGCGCAGGCGGTCCACCTCGATCGCCTGCAGCCGGCCCTGGTGGTTCGCCGTCGCCTGGTACTTGTTGACGAGCAGCCCGCCGGCGGCGAAGTGGTCCGAGACGACCGCGGCGAGCAGCTCGGTGAAGGTGAGCTGGGCCGTCAGGTCGCACCGGCACGACCACGCGGCCCACCGCTCCTCGACCTCGCGGTTCCACGCCTCGTCGTCGGTCGTGACCTTGAGCGTGACCTCGTCGCCGACGACCGTCGAGATGGCCCCGTTGATGATCGCCCCGACGACGTCGCTGTTGCGCTGCGCGTCGCGGCCGTCGCGGATCGCCGCCTCGAGCGTCCGCTCGTCGCGGTGCCCGGCGGCCGAGGCGAGCGGCGGCGCGGGGCGGGTGCGGATGCGCGAGCGGCTCGTGTTGTCGAACGAGCCGAGCGACGCGCGGGGGTGGAAGTAGTGCCGCCCGCCCGACTCGTCGAGCACGTACCCGCCGTAGGCCATCGCTCAGGCCCGGCTTCGGCGCACGTAGTGCACGGTGTCGGCGGTCCGGGCCATGTAGCGTCGCTCTTGTTCCTCCAGGCGGTCCATCTTGGCGTTAAGCACGTTGGCGTCGCGGCTGGCGCCGTCCTTGGCCACCGTCGCCGCGATCGCGTCATCGACCTCGGTCATGTGCCGGCGGAGCATCGTCAGCCGCGCCTCGTCGGTCGCCTCTTCCCGCCACGCGCTGTAGGTCCAGACGGCCATCGGCTTGCCTCCCTCTCCCCGCCGGGGAGAGGGCCGGGGTGAGGGGTCTTGAGATGCCTCCCGCTCCCCGCCGGGGAGCGGGCCGGGGAGAGGGGTCAGTCCTCGAAGCGCCGCAGCCGGCGCACGAGCGGGGCGGGCCGCGCGGCGGGCCGCGGGGCGGAGTCGGCGGCGGGATGGGCGGCGGGCTGGGCCGCGGCGCCGACCAGCGCGTCCACGCCCACCCAGTCGAGCACGCCCACGGCGTAGACCAGGTCGTCCCAGAGGTGGTTGTCCGAGCGCCCGCGGCGGGGCGTCCAGACGGCGAAGCGCTGCGAGGCGCGGGCGGACGGGCGGGTCGAGGCGTTGGGCCGGGCGCGTTCCTCGCTCGAGAGGTGCTCGAGCAGCTCGTCGGGGGCGTCGGCGGGGAGGTAGAAGTTGCTGCCGCGCTGCCCCTCGGCCGAGGGGTTCCAGACGGCCGGGCCGGCGATCATGCCCGCGAGCTGGTCCTTGATCCGGTTGACGGGCAGCTGCAGCAGCAGCCCCCCGTTTTTCGTCATCCCCTCGCGCGCTTCGCGGTAGCGGTCGGCGCTGATGTCGCCCTTGACCGAGACGGCCAGGCGGCGATTCGCGAGCAGCCGACCGACGAACCGCTCGACCTCCTCGGACCGGTGCCCGTAGTCCACCGCCGTCACGCTCACGCCCAGGCGTTCGGCCCCGCCGCGCCGCGCGAAGGTCGCGCCGGGCACCCGGGTCTCGATCTCGGCGAGGTCGTTGCCGTCGGGGGCCTCGATGCGTTCGTGGTCCAGGTACCAGCAGTCGAGCCCGTCGGCGGAGAAGCCCCACCAGCTGGCCCAGACGTGGTCCTTCTGCGTGTCAACGGCGGCGACGACGAAGCGGACCGGGTCGGGCGCGGTGCCGCGGGTGTAGCCGCCCTCGGCGACGCTCACGCAGCGCTTGCGGAGGTAGGCCAGCCCGAGCTTGTCGCTGGCGGGCTGCCAGGGCTGGGCGAGCCGCTCGCGGTACCAGTGCGGGCTGGGCGAGCCCTTCGCCTCGACGAAGCCCCGCGCGACGTACCCGAAGGTGTTGAACGGCGAGGCGAGCGCGTTGAGCCGGAAGCCGACGAGCCGCGCGTCGGGCCGCTCGGGCTCGCCGACGATCCGCACGCCCGAGCGTTCGATCAGGCGGCGCTCGGCGTCGGTGGGCTCGGGGTCGGGCAGGCGTCGCCGCCCGCCGGGCGTCCGCACGCGCAGCAGGGCGGGGTCGAGCTCAGAGAGGCTCGAAGCGCCGCGGTCTGCTCGGGCGTTATCGGCCGGGGCTCGCTGAAGTCGGGTTTCGAGGATGGACCCGTCGGACTCAACCGTTTCACCGGCGCGGACCCAGACGCCGTTGGCGAGCATCCAGGCCTTGTCGTGGTTGTGGATCCGGTAGGCGCGGGCGCGGGGGTCGTCATGCGTGTACCCCTCGGGGGTGAACGGGCTCTGCACCCAGGCCTTCGACTCGACCCCGTCGGGGTCGGCCCGCAGCCCGCCCTCCCAGCGGACGAGCGGGAAGTCCCAGAGCTCGAAGTACCGCCCGGTGATCGGGCAGGGCACGCAGTAGCGGCGTTGGTCGGAGAGCCCGAAGAGCTCGTCGGTCTCGTCGCCGGCGTTGTTGGGCGTGCCGCCGTAGAGGTTGGTCCGGTGCTCGTAGGTCTGCGTGCGCGACTGCTGCTGGTCGCGGGTGCCCTCGGGGGCCTCGTCGTGCTCGTCGCTCGAGACGAGCGGCACGTGCTCGGACTTCTTGCCCGCGGCCGACTGCGTCCAGGCGAAGCCGATCTCGGCGCCCTTGAAGGTGACGGCCGAGGCCTGGATGTCCTTGACGTTGCCGCGCAGGGCCGCGAGGGCGGCGGGCGTGGCGAGGATCGCGGGGGTGACCTTGTTCTTGACGAGCTTGCCGACCTTGTCCTTGGTCGGGGCGAACATGATCGAGCTGAGGCCCAGCTCGACGGCCGCGTAGAGGTGGTACCCGACGATCGCCTCGGTGAACCCGACGCCGGCGGACTTGAGCACGACGACCTCGCGGACGCGCGGGTCGGCCAGGGCCCGCAGCACGCCGCGGAGGTAGGGGGTGGTCCGGATCGACCAGCGGAAGGCCCCGCCCGCGCCGCGGTGGCGGTCGAGCCAGACGTCCGGCGGCGGCGTTTCGCGCACGGCCAGCGCCGCGCGGACCGTCTCACGAACAAACGCCCCCGCGTCGGTGATGCCCGCGATGGAGGTCATGGGGGGAGGCTTGAGGCTTGAGGGGTGAGGCTTGCGGGGTGAGCACTCAGCCGTGAGCACTCAGCACTCAGGCCTCACGCCTCACTGCTCATTGCTCAGGCCTCAGGCCTTTCCTTGCTCCTTGAGTTCGTTGACGCGTTCCATCTTCGCGATGAGCTCGTCAAGCATCGCGAGGTCTTCGCGCAGCCGTTCCCGGTACTCGCCGTCGTCGAGCGTCAGCCGCACCACCAGATCACCCGGGGGCGTGGGCTCGCAAGGGGGTTTCTTCGCGTGCTCACCCATCGTCGTTGTCGCCTTTCTCTTGGTCCGCCGCGTGCGGGCGTCATCCGTGAGCACTCAGGCCTCAGGCCTCACTGCTCACTGCTCACTGCTCACGGCTCATCCCTCAAGCCTCAGGCCTCAGGCCTCACGCCTCACTCCCCCCCAACTCATCCAGCAGCCGGCGGACCTCGGCGGCGACGATGGTCCGCACGGCGTCTTCGCAGTCGGCGGGTCGTTCGACGAGGGCGAGGGCCCGGTTCACGGCGTCGGGGTCGGCGCCGGTGGCGAGCAGCAGGTCGCCGGCCTGGGCGAGCTCGGCGTCGTTGGGGGCGGCGATCGGCCCGACGCGGGCGGCGACGGCCATCGGCAGGCCCTCGAGCCCGGCCCGCAGGGCGCTGACGGTCTTGACCCACGCCCGGGCCGCGGTGCGTTTGTCCACGAGGTTGCCCGCGTCGCGTTCGTTGGCGATCGCCTTCTTGCGGATCTCCTCGAGCTTGGCGTAGCGGGCGAGGGCGGCGCCCGTCATCGGGCCCGACTCGTCGGGGAAGCGGGCGAGGGCGGCCAGCTCGTCGCGGGTGAGCAGCGCGACGTCGCGCGGCTCGATCGCCCCGGCGGGCGGCTCGGTTCGGTCGGCGAGCTCGGAGCGCAGCTCGGCGACGGCGGCGCGGGCGGCCAGCGAGTCCTCGTCGGCGAGCGGGTCGGGGGCGTCGGGCCGCCCGGTGGCGGTGCGGCGGGGCCGGCCCGAGCCGGGCCGGGCGCCGCCGCGTCCGTGGGCGGGGCGGTTCTTGGCGACGCGTTCGGCGTCGGCGGGGTCGTACCAGGCGGTGCCCCGGTCGGGATCGACGTAGCGGGGCGCGACCTCGCCCCGCTGGCGCCACTTGTGCACGGCGGGGCGGGAGTAGGGCTCGCGGCCGATGACGGCGGCGACGCGGGCGCCGAACTCGGCGGGGGTGACGAGCCCCTCGGTGGGGTCTTCGAGGGTGAGGGCCGCGTCGGTCACGCGGGCCTCACGAAGCGGTGGAGCGACCCGCCGGCGTCGGTCTCGCGCTTGATATAGGCGGCGAATCGGGCCCGGAAGCGTCGGAGGTCGTCGCGGAGGGTGGAGCCGGGCACGCCGCGGTCGCGGGCGGCCCGGCGCGCGGCGATACCCCCGAAGACGACGTCGGCGCACGCCGCCTCCCGGGCCGGGTCGTTGTCCACGCACGCGGCGAGGTAGGCCCGGGTCTCGGGCGTGATCTCGTGCGGGTGGAGGTCGAGAGGCCCGGCGTGGTCGCGCTCGGGATCGTCGGTCATCCGTGCCCTCTATGACTACGCCACCGGTGCGCGGGAATCCCGCGCGGGATCGATCCAGTCGGTCTCCGCGCCCGCCCGGTCGGCGGGCACGAGCCGCCCGCAGCGGGCCATCACGCGGGGGCCCGCGGGCGTGTCGTACTCCATGCCCGCGATCACGACGGGCGTCGTCCACACGAAACCGGGCCCGCCGGTGCACGGGCACGACTGGTCGCCGCAGACGGTCTCGACGCGGCGGTTCCCGCAGAGCAGGCAGAGCGTGTGCGTCATGCCCCCCGCGCCTCCCTTGCTTCGGCTCCGGCGGCGAACCAGCCCGGCGCCACTTTCCCCCGCGGCCTCGACACGCCGAACACGAACACCACGAAGCCCGCGAGCATCACGGCCACCATCGCGACGAACCACCGGCGCGGGACCGTCCGATACAACCGGGGCCACGCCGGGCTCAGCTCGTACTGCATCGCCATGCCGGGCGGCACCGCCATCATGAGGAACCCGAGCACGCACGGGACCGCCCGCACCCACCACGCCAGATCACCGCCGAGCATCACTTCGCTCATCGCGTCTCCTTTCGTGGTTTGAGTTCCCGCCCGTCGGGCCCGAAGCCGCGTTCGCGGAGGAAGGCGGAGGCGACCCGGTCGGCCGCGCTCTCGGGCCCGCGCAGCTCGAGGCGGTCGCGCAGCCGCTTGCCCTGGGCCCGCATCCGCGCGGCGAGGTGGGCCGCCGCGGCGTCCGGGGCGCGCGGGCCGCGGGGGTCGGTCACGCTCGTCATGCCCGTCTCGATGCCCGCCTCGGCGAGCCGGGCCGCGATCACGGCGGCCCGGTCGTGGGCGCTGTCGGCCCCGAGCCCGACGAGCACGGGCCGGCCGCCCACCACGAGCCGCCGCACGCCCACCGCCTGCGAGCGGTGGTACCGCCGGGGCACGACCGCCACGCCCCGCTCGGCGAGCGTCTGGGCGGGCACGAGCTTCCAGTTGGACGCGTCGCCCGGCGGCGCGGCCGGGTCCACGATCTCGCGCTCGAGGTGGGCGCAGTCGGCCGGGTCGAGCGTCATCACGAGCGCGGGGTCGGCGACGGCCCGCCTGTTGTCGCGGCGGATGCCCAGCCCGCCCGGCGCGTGCGCGCTGACGCGGGCGTTGTCGCGGCAGCGCATCTCGGGCGGCGTGTGCGAGGTGTGCACGGGCTGGGCGGTCATGCCATCGGCTCCCCGTCGAGGAACAGGCCGACCAACGCGATATCCCGCGCCGGCGTGGCGTCGAGGTCCAGACCCCAGGGCTCCGCCTCCGCCCGGTCGTCGTCGTACGACCCGTCGGCCCGGACCCACCCGAGGCCCGCGATCGGCCGGGGGTCCTCGATCCAGAGCGTCGCCTTGGCGTCATCGTCGCCGGGCAGCTCGCCGACGATCCGGAGCCCGGCGACGCTGGCGCCCCGCATCGCGATCCGGCCCGCCCCGTCCGGCGTCATGCCGTGCTCGACGAGGCACCGCCGCCAGCACGCGCGCGTCATCATCACGAAGCGCGGGGGGTAGTGCACCTGCAGGATCACCGCACCGCGCGTGCGGCGCAGCATCGCCGCGACCGTCTCGGTCGCACCGCCCGCCTCGCCGTCTCTGGGTCTCTCATCCGTGGTCATGTTCCAGTCGCCCCCGTCTTGGGGCGAACGGAGCGCACCGCCCGGCGAATCCGGGCCCGGTACGCCTTGTCGGTCCACCAGTCCCACGCGTCGCGCGCCACCCGCGGCCAGGCGACGACCGCGATCACGAGCATCACCGCCCACGCCACGCACCACGGCGGGGCGACGGGCTCGCCGTTGCCCCGCTGCGTCTCGCGGATGCGTCGGAGCTCAACCACGCCGGGCATGATCGCCCGGCACGGCCCGATCGACGCCAGCGCGACGAGCGCCCCGACGGCGAAGTACGCGGCGACGAGCACCCCGACCGCCTCGCCCAGATTCTCGATCCGCAGCTCGATCACGTCGTCACCGCCCTCGGGTCACGCCCGCGCACCGCGGGCCGCCCGCGGACCGTCGCGGCGCGGGCCCCGATGGTCGGGTAGGCCGGGTGCCGCGGGTTGCCGTGCGCGTCGCACACCGGCATCACGCCCGGGTCGATGTCGCCGTAGGCCAGCACGAGCGGGCTCGAGGGCAGCACCGGCGCGTCCGGGTCCACCGGCTCGCTCAGCACCACCGGCGAGGTCGAGCTGCCGTAGTCGTCGTCGTCGATCCCGTAGAACGCGCAGTGCGCGAACCCCTTGCCCGACGAGGCCGCGGCGTTGTAGTCGTGGTCCTGCTCGATCACGACCGTGCCCGCGCCCACGCTCTCGAACAGGCAGCCCGTGAACGTCTGGCTCGGCGTGCCGCTGTCGAGGAAGCACCGCAGCTCCTGCGCGCCCCCGGCGTAGTCCAGGCGGAGCGTCAGGCCGACCCAGTCGATCGCGACCGTGTTGCCCGAGAGGATCCAGGCCAGCCGGGCCCGGTCGCCCGAGTCGCTGAGCACCGGCAGCGAGACGGCCAGGTCGATGTTCGCCGCCGTCACCCGCGCGATGCTCGTGAGCTTGGCGTACGCCTCGCCGCCCGACGAGTTCTGGTAGTTGCGCACCGCGACGCGCCCCCGGATGCACCCGTGCGGGATCTTCTCGAAGACGCCGAAGGGGACGATCGAGAAGGCCGTCGTCGCGTCGGCCGAGCTCACCGCGTCGGCGGTGCCGTCGGGCGCGTTCGAGCCCTCGCCCAGCACGTCCCAGTCCTTCTCGACCATCGCGGCGCCGTACACCTCGCCCGCCTCGGGCGTCGTGTTGGCGTACGCCACGACCGACTGCGCGCCCCGGGTCTTGGTGCGGGCGTTGCTGAGCACCATCGAGCCCGCGGTGTTGCCGCCCGAGCCGTGCGAGATGGCCAGCTGCCCGCGGGTGTGCGTCGGGCCCAGGCTCCCCTGCAGGAAGTCGCACCCGTCGGCGATCAGGTCCACGTCGCCGTCGTTGGCGAAGGCGACCAGGTGCGTGAAGGCCGTGTTGTGGTACGACCCGCCCGAGAAGACGCAGCCGCTGAAGAAGGCGACCGAGCCGTCGGCGTTCGAGCCCGCGGTGCCCGCCACGTGCGCGTCGGCGTCGCCGGCGAAGCAGTCCACCATGCCCCAGCCGACGCCGCCGGCGGTGTTCTTCACGACGTACTCGTCGGCGTCGACCGACCCGCCCTCGAGGTGCACGCCGTCGAAGAGCACGCCGTCGGCGCTGACGCCCGCGATGTTGGCCGTCGCCTCGCACTTCTGCAGGCTCACGCCCGACGGGTCGGCCGAGCCGTGGATGAACAGGTAGAGCCGGTTGGCGCCGGTGTCCACGAAGACGAGGTTCTGCCGCGAGCGCTCGTCGCCCTCGGCCGACGCGGCGACGGCGACCAGGTCGTGCTGCATGATCTTGCGGAACCGCGCGAGGCTGCCGACCATCACGAAGTCGTCGGCGCCGTAGCGGTCGGCGTTCCACGGGTCGGCCGTCTCGGGCGTGCCCATCGCGATCCGCACCTTGTCGGAGCCCGCCCAGCTCGTCCAGTAGTAGCTCTGGCCCGTGTCGGCATCGACGACCTCGGTCCACGAGGCCGACCAGTCGTCGTACTTGGTCAGCAGCGGGCGGCCCGGGCCCTCGCCCCACGCGCCCAGGTGCGAGAACGCGGTCGCCATCGCGACCGAGGACGCGTCGGCGACGCGCACGCGGTTGGCCCACGACGCGAGCTCGCGGTGCAGCAGCAGCCGCGAGCCGTTGGTCAGGGCCGCGTGCACCGTGGCGGCGTAGGCGACGAGCTGTGCGCCCCGCGTCGCCGCGCTCGCCGCGCTGAGCAGGTACGGGTCGGCCATGCTCCCCGCGCCCGTCCCGCCCCCGCCCGAGGGCGCCAGCGCGACGTAGACCGCCGGCAGCGACGGGTCGCCGCGGCGCGCATAGCCGAGGTACCGCCCGGTCGCCGACCGGGACTGATCGGCGAAGAGCCGCCCGTCGCGCTTCGGGTCGGCGGTGATGCCCATGTCGCGGAGCCGGGTGACGGTCATGGCGGGTACCTCGCGGGGGTCGGTCGTGGGGGTCGTGGGGTCGGTCGTGTGGGGTCGGTCCTGCGGTCGGCCGCGGGGGGTCAGTCGGCGGGGACGAGGGCCTCGGCGGCCCACCGGGCGAGCTCGGGCAGGGGGCCGCCGAAGGGGGCGGGGGCGTCGGCGGCATGGCCGGTGCGCTGGGCGACGGCCAGGGCCGCCGCGCCGCCCTCGCGGACGACGTCCAGCAGCAGCCCCCGCCACGCGTCGGGGTCGGCGGGGTCGTCGAGCAGCGCGCGGGCGCGGCCGTCGATCACGCGCAGCGGGGGCGCGGCGAGCTCGGCGTCGGGCAGGTTGCCCGT